TTACCCATTAGAGATAGATATCTCAGATAAGCTTGAGAAGCTTCTAGCGCGTCGGGCTTATGACTTGGTAGATTTTGCTATATTCCATATTGCCGTAGAAATGAGTAAAGACAGCTCGGTGATGTTTCTGCCACGTAGTGATGTAGTGAAGTACATTCCAGATATAACCGAACTACCAAGGGAGCAAGAGTAATGATTGATCAAAAAGTAATATTGTGCTTACCTAGTCGTGTGCATCTTGAAGATATTCCATGCGAGATTGTCCTTGACGACCCTGGTTATCAGCATCTAAACCTGCCTATTGATGAAGCATCTAAAGCTTGGTTTGAAGAAACTTTTCGAGGCCGATTGAATGCAGGTGTTAAACCCATTGTCGTAACATCAAGGATCTATGGAGAATAAAACATGACACTGCCTGTCTTTCTTATCTGGTGTGCGTGTCACTTCTTAGGTGACTTTCCTTTGCAAGGTGACTATCTCTCATCAATGAAGGGTAAATCATGGGAACACCTGTTTTATCATTGTGCTGAATATACAGGGGTATTTGTACTCTTTGCACACGCATCACCTTGGCAAGCTATAGCATTGTTTACACCTCACTTCATTGTAGATGCAGCTAAAGCACGGTATAATCTCATCCCTTGGCTATGGCTAGATCAATTTTTGCATATTGTAACCATAGTGCTTGTATTGGAGTATATTAAATGATAGCAACACTTGTATCAGCTAACGGCAAATGGGGCGCATATGTCGCAACTGATCGGCAACTAGAGCAGAAAGAACAGCCATTCTACCTTGCTCCATACGAGAGACCGTCTGAAGCAGTAGAAGCGATAGAGGAATGTTGGTCAGGTCAATTTTTGGGGTTTACGGATTACGGTTCGTTCTGGGAGCAGATCGTCAATGCTGGTATCACAAAGCCTGAAACAATGCCACATAGGGAGAATAAAGAGCCATATACACAAGAAGATTGGAAGAAAGCCAGGGTTAAGATGTGCTTGACGTGCAAAGAGGTAATTTGAATGGGTAATTATAGATACGAGATTACACAGTATAACAATATTGATTGTCTGCATGTGATAACAGAAACCGATTATGCACAAGATGGTATTTCACGTCAACATCATGCATATATAGCACTTGACAGCATTCAAAGAGCAGCAAATATCTATAATGGCATGAACAAGATAGATGGTGACGTAGAGCTTGTAAAACCTGAAAGAGAGGCTTTGCAGAATGTTCATAACATCGCTTTTGCTGCTGTAAACCAGATAAACTATTGGAAGAAATATGGTGCTATTGGGAGTCTCGATAGCTTGCAAGCAGCATTTAATGGCATCATTGAAATTTGCGAAAAGCAGATGAAGGAGAATTGAAATGACCCTATCACATAACAAGCTCAAGAAGCAAAAGCAGGAACTTGGCGAGAGACCCAAACTGATAAGCCTGAAAGCTATCTCGAAACGTGGCTGGCAAAGAGCAAGAGCTAAGCAAAAACGCAAACAGGTCTCAATAAAGGTGTAATTTGACGACTTGACTGCTCAACCCTTGCATATGTTTTGCACATGTGCTATAGTTGGTGTATTGAGTATATTCAGAGCATTTTTAGACTCTGTCGCGGGGTAGTCGTATGACTGCCGGTGTTCTGGATAATTTAGTGACATCTGTAAATCAGTGGGAGAATCTAGCCTAGATACAGCCTATGCAAGTAGGTGGTACGGTTGGAGGTCGCTAGTTCGAGTCTAGCCAGATGTCTACAATAGAATATTTCAAGCCTAGACAGGTCATAGACCCGGGCGTTTTCTCTTCCAACGTGAAGAGTGAACGGTCGGGCTTTTTGTTTTTATTCGGGAAATATAAGGAAATGCACGGAAATGCACAGATTTCACCAAAGCAAGAGCAAGCTATCATGCTTCTCTTGGAAGGAAATAGCCTTGTTGATACTGCTGAGCAATGCAGGATAAACGAGGGGACTATCCGCAGATGGCAGAAGGAAGCAGCATTTCAAGAGGCATTTACAGAGGCACGCAAACGTGTTCTAGATGAGTCATTTACTCATTTACAGTTAAGATTTAATAAAGCTGTTGATACACTTAATAGGCATTTAGACGCAAGCGATACTATCCCTAGAGATCAGGTCAAAGCTGCTGAAGTCATTGTAGACCGGACAATACAGATAGCAAAGTTGACAGAGAGGATTGCAGAACTAGAAACAGAGTTGCTAGCCATAAGACAAGAACAGGAACAAGAGCAACAGGATATCGTAAAGTTTGACCTTCGTAAATTGACCAAGGAAGAAAGAGACACTTTAAAGGTAATTGATGCCAATATTACAGCTAGAGATACCAGCACCAATCAAGAATAGTGTCAAGTTTGACCGATACGATGCGCAAGAGTCTTTTGAGACCTTTAGTCGTGAGGCTTGGCATGTGATTGAACCTGGAACACCTCTCCTGTGGAATTGGCACTTGACCGTCTTATGTCAGCATCTTCAGGCAGTCTACACCCGTGAAATTACCCGCTTGCTTATTGGAATAGCCCCGGGCCATGCTAAATCAACGTTTATTTCTGTCCTCTTTCCGGTCTGGTGTTGGGTCAATGATCCGTACTCCAGATGGCTATGCGCCTCCCATAGCATAGATCTTGCTATTCGTGACAATGGCAGTCGTCGCCGTCTCATTGAATCTGATTGGTTTCAAGAGCGTTATGGACATGTATTTTCTCTTGCTAAAGATCAGAATATGAAATCTTTCTATCAAAACGATAAAAAAGGCTATATGGTTGCAATGGGCGTAAAAGGCAGTGGTACAGGAAAAAGGGCATCGCATTTACTTATAGATGATCCGCATAATGCGATGGAAGGGGAAGCTGATAGAAAAGCGGTTATAGAGTGGTTTGGCAAAACATGGATGAGTCGTATCAACGATCAGGAAACAGGTCCGATGATCGTTGTTGGTCAACGCTTACATGCAGACGATCTATCAGCTCACATCTTGAAACTAGGTGGCTGGGAGCATCTTTGTTTACCAGAAGAATTTGAGCCCGCTCGTAAAAGCTTTACAAAAATTGGCTGGGAAGATCCTAGGACTAAAGAAGGTGAATTGCTATGGCCTGAAAAGTTCCCCCAATCAGTACTTGATACCCTAAAACGGTCATTAGGTAGCATAAACTACGCGGCGCAATTTCAACAGTCACCCGTTCCATCAGGCGGTTCTCAGTTCAATAAAAAGTGGTTCAGGTACTATGAAGAGACCGATCAGGCTTATATCCTAGAAGACTCTGATGGTTCTCGTTCCATCCTCAAAGAGCGATGTTCTCAGTTCTCAACAGTTGATCTAGCAATTAGCAGCAAGCAAACAGCAGACTATACCGTGTTCGCTATTTGGGCCGTGACTCCAGAAAAAGATCTTATCCTTCTAGACATTATTCGAGATCACTTCAATAATCCAGAACAGTTAAAACAGTTACGTCTTTTAAATCAACGATATAAGGATATCTACTTCAAAATAGAAAGTGTTGCATATCAGGTAGCTTTAGTACAACAGGCACTAGCAGAAGGTATTCCATGTAGACCATACAATCCATCAGGTAAAGGCGATAAAGTGGCGCGTGCCTCTATTGCATCTATATGGATGGAGAATGGTAAAGTATTCTTTCGTAAGAATGCGCCTTATCTTACAGATCTTGAAACAGAACTTCTTTTATTTCCTATGGCAGCTCATGACGATATGGTGGATACTCTATCAATTGCAGCAGATGATATCGTCAATCCATCAGGCTCTTCAATATGGTCTCTAGACGATGAAGGTCCCTTGGATGACGATATGGCAGAAGGTGCTAAGACTCCCTCGTTGTTTGAGTCGGTTGAGGGTGGGACATGGCAGAAACCTATTACAGAGGATGAGGGATACATAGAGGAGGGAATGTGGTAATGGGACTATTTGATAGAGCTATTCTGGCATGGAAGGCAATGACTGATCCAAGATCAATAGATCCAAACTATGGCACTAGCTTACAGATAATTTCACCCGGACAACCTGTCTGGACTCCTAAAAACTATGCTAATTTCGTAAAAGAAGGTTATAGACGTACTGCATCAGTTTATGCATGTATCAATAAAATAGCTACAACTGCATCTGGTATCAAGTGGAAGCTATACACAGATCGAACAATGAAACGAGAGATAGAGGAACATCCACTGCTAGATCTCTGGAGAAAGCCAAATCTCAATGAGTCACAAGGCATGTTTGTAGAGAAGCTCTTTGGATTTTGGCACTTGTCGGGCAACGATTACATTTGGGCGTATAGACCACAAAAGAATGGCCCTCCCATGGCCTTGTGGCACTTGAGACCGGATAGAGTCAAAATTGTCCCTTCCACAATCGGCATTGAAAGCTACGTATACGGCTATGGCACTCCAGGGGTGAAAACATACGAGCCTGAAGATACACTGCACATCAAGTTTCCTGCTTATGATGATGACTACTATGGCCTGTCACCTATGGAAACAGCTTCACAGCTCATAGATCAACAAAATGAGGGAAATGCATGGAATACAGCATTGATGCAAAATGCTGGCAAACCTGCTAGTGCTTTCTTTGCCAAAGGCTTCCTAACGGATGCTGCTAGAAATCAGATCAAAGATGAGTTGCGTAGGAAGTATTCAGGCAAAAGAAACGCTGGTATGCCTCTAGTGCTTGAAGGTGATATGACATGGCAAAACATGTCTATGTCGCCATACGAGCTAGACTGGTTACAAAGTAGAGAATTAAATACACGTGAAATAGCTTCTATATTTGATGTTGCTCCTGAATTAATAGGTGATAGTGCTGGTAAAACATTTGCTAATGTCTCTGAAGCAAGACAAGCTCTTTATACTGAAAATGTACTCCCTAAGATGGATAGGGTTGTGGATCATGTAAACAACTGGCTTGTACCAATGTATGGCGATCTGAAGGAGGCATACTTTACCTATGATAAAGAAGATATTGAGGCACTTGCATCTTTGTATCAAGCCGCTCTTACGGCTAGATCGGAACGTGCAACCAACCTATGGAACTCTACCCAATGCACTCTAGATGAAGCACGGGAGATGCAAGATCTTCCACCCCTTCCACAAGGGAAAGGCAAGGTCTTCAAGATTGTAGGCCCGACTATTCTTGTTCCTGCTGATGAGATTGATGAGTATGCTGAGCAGAGCATGAGTGGTCCTGAGTTGCCACCTCCTGCTATAGCTGAGATACCGCCCGATGCACAACAGCAGTTGCCACCTGCCGGGGGAACTTCAGCATCTCAACAGGGGAATAACAATGCTGCTCCTACAAACAATCGAAATGGCAATACTGATAATAATGATGATAAGCAGCCTAATAGCGGTAATAACAATAAAAAGCGATATGTGAAAACAAGCCAAGAAGCAAACTATAAGGTGTGGAAGTGTGCTCCAGATGCATGTGAGTTCTGTATGCAGAATGACGGAAAGATGGTAGCAATTGATGCAAAGTTTCCCAATGGATGTAGTACGCCTAGTGATTGTCATAAGTTCTGTAAGTGCCAAGGTAGTCTATTGTACATACCCGATGATATAGACCAATCACATGTTGCTAGTTGGGGATTTGCAACCCTTGCAGCAGCTTATGGAGTAGCCTTGCTTGCTAGTAGGCATGCTAATGATGTTGCAGCTCAAAGAGAGAAGGAGCAAGAGGATGAAGAGAACAACGTTGGCAAGCACAGAGGAATTATTGATCATGATCAAAAATATAAAAAAGCTCTTCAGATCTTTACGGTTGACGACCGATACTTGCGAATGCGCAGCTTGCCGATACGAACGGAAACGAGCACTCAAGAAAGGCACAATGGTCTATCTGGAGACAGGCAACAAACGACCAAAGCCGCTACGAGGGCACTGATAGGAACAAAAGAGCCTGTGAATACTTTGACTCACAGGCGTAAACGACGTAGAAGTGCTTATAGTGATTTTATAGGGAGGTATGAATGATAACTATGCAGTTACAGCAATCTCCAACCTTCAAAGAACTCATGGGGAAGTTTATTG